TAACCCAACTAAACGAATACGAAAATAATCCACGTCATAATGAGGAAGCTATTGAAGCAGTAGCCAACAGTATCAAATCATTTGGCTTTAAGGTGCCTATTGTGATTACATCCGAACATGTTATCATTGCTGGACATACAAGGCTTAAAGCGGCAATTTTGCTTGATTTAGAAGAGGTGCCATGTATCATTGCGGATGACTTATCAGATGATCAAATTAAGGCTTTTAGATTGGCTGACAATAAAACAGCTGAACTTGCGACTTGGGACTTCACTAAACTTGAAAATGAATTAATTGATATTGATATGGATATGCTACAGTTTGGTTTTGAAGAACTAGAAGAAGGTTTACCTGATAATGCATCGGATGATGATTTTGATATTGATGAAGAAATCCCTGAAACACCTTTTTCACAACCTGGTGATATTTATGAACTTGGTGGACATAGAGTCATGTGTGGTGATTCAACAAGCGAAGCAGATGTTTCTAAATTAGTTGATGGAAAACAAGTGGATATGATTTTTACTGATCCACCTTATAATGTGGATTACGAAGGAACTGCCGGTAAAATTAAAAACGATAAGATGGAAGACAATAGCTTCTATCTTTTTTTATACGATGCGTTCAATAATATGTTTCAAAACATTAAACCTGGTGGTGCCATCTATGTCTGCCATGCAGACACTGAAGGACTCAATTTTAGAAACGCATTCAAAAATGCTGGCTTCAAATTAGCGGAATGTTTAATCTGGGTTAAAAATGCTTTAGTATTAGGACGTCAAGATTACCACTGGAGACATGAACCTATTCTTTATGGTTGGAAAGAAGGCGCAGCTCATTACTTTGTTGATGACCGCTCTCAAGATACTATATGGGAATATAACAAACCTAGAAAGAATGAAGAACATCCAACAATGAAACCTTTAGAATTAGTAGGAAAAGCTATCGCTAATTCATCAAGACGACATGAAACAATTCTTGATCTATTTGGTGGTTCAGGTTCAACACTGATCGCATCTGATCAACTTGATCGTAAATCATGTTTAATGGAACTTGATGAGAGATTTGTTGATGTTATTGTGAAAAGATACATTAAACATAAAGAAACAAATGAAGATTGTTATTTAATTAGAAATGGTAAAAGGTCTAAACTAAGCTCTTTTAATGTATTTGAAATATAATCACTATAGTGAGAAATATGACTTGCTATTTAGTCCCTTTAGAGTGATATATAGTGTAAGCAAAAAATACAAAGGAGACTAAAATTATGCAAAAGGAAATGAAACTCAAAGACTTTATTGAAAGATTTAAACAAGGCGATTTTGAATCAAAGGATGTTCACACTCAAATTGAAGCTGGTTGGTACGATTGGTTTTGTAAAGATGAAAGCCTAGCAAACAAAACAAAGCGCATGGGTAACATCGTGAAACAACTCAAAGACGGTGGAAAAGTAAATCTTGAAACCATGTATGTTTGGTTCAAAAATAACTGTCCACTCGCTGGACCGCTTTATGATGACTTTAGAATTGCAGACATCGAAACAGGCGATACCTTATTTACCATAACGATTAATTGCTTTAGAGAAGAGAAAAGGTATACAATCTATGGTAGAAGAAATGACTTTATAGATCCACTCTTTGAAACAGATAAATCAAGAGAACTTGTTAACTGGCTTAATGAAGGGTGGAGCGTCAATGTATAAAGAATACAATGCTCATCCTAAGGGGCTAAAAACAACTGATTGTGTCGTAAGAGCAATCGCAACTGCGACCAACTCAGACTATATGGAAACAAGAAGAGAACTGAATAGAAGAAAACGAGAACTTGGATATAAAAGTTATAAGGACACAAAGTTCTTATATGATTATTTCAAAGGATATCCAAGACTCATCTTTAAACCAGTAAAAGGTGAACCTAGAATTAAAGGTAGTGACTTTACTGAACTACATCCAAAAGGTACCTACATTTTAAAAATGGCTGGACACATTAGCGCTTGTGTTGATGGAGTTATACTTGATACATGGGATTGTAGTTACCGTTCAGTTTATACAGCATGGGAGGTAAAATAATGAAAGTAAACTTTATTCGAAAAGCAGAACATGAAGAGCTTATTCCGCAAGATGAGTTTGTGATTGAAAAAGAAATAGTTTTAGATGAATCAACTTTTGAAGAGTTCATTAATAATCCTCTTGGATATTATGACTTCATAAAAGAAAATACTAACTTGATGTATTGTGATACCGATGGAGTTTTCCACTGTATTTATGTAACATCAAAAGAACATGACTTTGGTATACTCGTTGAAAGCGAAGGCTATCATTACGCGAGGTATACAGCCTATTTACCAAAAACAAACCTTGGGAGCTAAAAGCTCCTTTTTTTCTACTTAAAAACGAAGGAGATTAAATTATGCAAAGAATAACAAGTGAATCAGTATTTCAAGGACATCCTGATAAGGTGTGTGACCAAATTAGTGATGCAATATTAGATGCATTACTAGAACAAGATAAAGATTCAAGAGTAGCAGTTGAAACAGCCATTAAAGATAATCTAGTATTTATCTTTGGTGAAGTAACAACAACTGCATCTTTAAACTATAAAGCAATCGCTAAAACTGTATTAAAAGATATCGGGTATGATGAAGACTTTGTAGTCATAGAACAAATAAGTAAACAATCACCTGATATTGCATTAGGTGTTAATAAAACAGAAAACAAAGAACAAGGTGCAGGAGACCAAGGTATTATGTTTGGTTATGCATGTAATGAAACACAAGAGTTTATGCCATTACCAATCATGCTCGCTCATGAAATATCTAAAGAAATTGATAGAGTAAGAAAAGAACAATATACTCATATCTTTAGTCCTGATGGGAAATGCCAAGTTAGTGTTGATTACAAAGATGGAAAACCAGTGAACATTCCAATCATTGTTGTGTCAGCACAAACAAAACCAGGTGTTTATCGAGAAGTTTACGAAGAGATTATAAGACAAGCAATTCTTAAAGCAGTTGGAAGAGATGACTTATTAAATGGGACACAAATCTTAATTAATCCTACTGGTGAATTTATACTTGGTGGACCTAAAGCAGATTCTGGATTAACTGGTAGAAAAATCATTGTGGATACATATGGTGGTTATTCTAGACATGGTGGCGGTGCCTTCTCAGGAAAGGACGTAAGCAAAGTTGATCGTAGTGCGGCTTATTATGCAAGATACGTAGCCAAAGCCGTTGTAGGGGCAGGTTTAGCGACACACTGCGAAGTCTGTTTAAGTTATGCAATTGGTATAGCAGAGCCAACAAGTATTTTAATTAATACCTTTGATACTGGAGTAACATCAGATCAAGAGATCACACAGTTAGTGAATGAGGTATTTGACTTTAGACCAGGTGAAATGAAAAAAGAACTTAAACTAGATAATGTTAAGTTCAAACAAGTAGCGACTTATGGTCATTTTGGTAGAGAAGATTTAGATGTTCCTTGGGAAGATGTAGATAATAAAATTGAAGAACTACTAGAATTATATGAAGAAGCCTAAGATACTACATAATTTCTATAAATCCACAGTATGGCAATTAGCAAGACAAATCAAATATCAAGAACAAAATGGTAAATGTGAACGATGTGGCAGGGTTGGTGAAGAAGTTCATCATAAGATAAGATTAACCGTGGATAATTTAAAGGATCCAACAGTTAGTATTAATCAAAAGAACTTAGAACTCCTATGTAAAGACTGTCACAACAAAGAACATAAGAGATTTACAAAAGAAAGAGAGTTTGATAGAGAAGGAAATTTAATTCCAAGATAACCTCGTATTTGTATTATAATTTTGGTATAATTATTAAAAATAGGGGGTTATGCTGATGCCGGTAAAACATAAAATAATTGGGAATTCCTACTTACTTAAAATGGATTTAAGCAATCAATTAGCTATAACAAATAATCTAACTAACAAATGCTGTATCTGTAGAGAAGATATAGTAGAAGGTGAAGAAACTGTTGAACATATATATCCAAAATGGTTCCTTAAAAAAACTAATCTTTGGAATGAAAGTATAGTCTTGCCTAACGGTACTAGAATCAAATATAGGCAGTTAACAGTTAAGTGTTGTAAGAACTGCAATAATGAAGCTATGAGTGAAAATGAAAAGAATATAATGAATGCATTTGAAGAGGGACATAAATCAATTTTGGAGTTAGATGAAAATCTTTTAGTTTGGTGGTTACTAAAAATTTATTATTTAAAAATTCTAAAAGAAACTACCATGTTAAATGATAGAACTAAACAGGATAAGGGAATGATTATTAATAGTAGCGATATAAAATACTTTGACGCAATATACTCATATTTAATCTTTCTTCTTCAAGGTTTAACATTTAAAGATAGCATACCTTTTGAAGTCTATATTTATCAAATTAAAGAAGATGTTTCATTTGACTATGCTGATGACATTCAGTCTAATACAGTTTTATAATATGTTCTTTTAATAGTTTTTCTCTTTTTAAAGAAACTTATCAACAAGAGCTCAATACTTTAAATAGTAAAAAGTTAATTTCGCTAATCGAAGCTTATGAACTTTTTGCTAGAATTGCTTTCATTAAAAAACACTATACATTTGACACGAGTATTTCACTAGGAGCATCTAAGAAAGATAAACTTTTTGTTAAACATGATATTTTAAACTTTAAAACTATCAATGATCCAAAGAAAAACTTGCGAGCATTTCATTTAAGTTTGGAATTTTATCTAAAGAGATTAAATCCAGATATACATTTTCCAGATTTCATTGATAACGGAAAAACAATAACATTTATATCCCCCCATTCTGAGTAAATCATACATTAAAGGGTACCGCGTAGGGGGACGTTTAAAATACGCGAGGCAAAAATTTTGAAATTCTGATTTTATTGAGTTGGTAATATAATAAAAAAAGTAATGTTAGGCCATGAATATGACATCATGGAAAAAGCATTACTTTTTAAATTGTTATCTATTTTTATTCTTTTTACTAATTAAATTCAACAATGAAATTACTAAATTCATTATAGAAATCACCACTCTTATTAAGTCTATTAACACATATCTCACCATCTTCTAGAGGCTATGCATTGAAATTAAAAAAGCAATGCAAAAATTTAACTTTTTTGCATTACCCGCCATTCCTTTTTTATACTAGTCAGTATCTAGTTCTATGACCGACAAATTTACCTCTGTCGAAGAGTAGTGATTTCTTTAGAGTTTTACCTGTTCACTCAGTGTTAAAGCCTTTTACCTGTATGGTCAGTATCTAGGTAATATTTAGAGTTATCCTCTAGATATATTATAACATTAATTGTATTAGGAATAAAGATATCTTGAACGCACTATTCTTTTTAAGATTAATTGGAAGGTAATAATTAAAATGATTAATAATGAATACAAGCGATTAAAGTCGCTTTTTTCTTTGGTTGATGAAACTAAGAAAGAACTAGCGGACAATTTAATATACCAAGCTGCATTTATGAAAGTTGAACTTACTAAACTTCAAGATCAAATGATTAAGTATGGTGCAATCCAAATATCAAGTAAAGGTGCTCAACGTCAAACTGAAGCAGCCAAATATTATACAAAGCTTGTAAACTCATACGGGACAGTTATAAAGACTTTAAACTCAATTCTAGGAACACAAGTAAATGATGGAGATGATGCCTTTGATGAATTTCTCAAGAGAGCCAGTGAATGAACTATTTAGTTGAATATTTTAACGAGATACAAAACGGCAATATTCTAGTCGGTGAAGAACTTAAAAAGCAAGTAGATAAACTAATTGCTGATCTAGATAATCCTAGATACATCTTTGATGAGAAACCAGGTAACTTAAGAATAGATTTCATTCAAACCTTTTGTAAACATACTAAATCACCTTTTAATGGACAACCATTTATCTTAGAACTCTGGGAGAAAGCAATCATTCAAACGGCTTATGGATTTAAAATCGCTGAGACAGGATTAAGACGATTTAATGAAGTCATATTATTAATTGCACGTAAAAACGGTAAAACCACATTCATTGCGGGATTAGACCTTGCTGAGTTCTTTTTATCTAGAGGTGGAGTTGATATAGTATGTGCTTCAAATACTACTGAACAAGCCAACATTCTATTTGAAGAGATAAACAACATGAGAGAACAGTCACCCTCTTTATCCAAAGACACTAGAAGTAAGAAGAATATTTTCTTTATTTATTCACCTAAGACTAAAAACAAGATAAAAAAACTCTCTGCTCAATCAAGGAATAAAGATGGTTATAACATTGAAGTTGGTTGTATCGATGAAGTCCATGAAATGACAGATTCTAAAGTTTATGATGCGATTAAACAATCACAATCTACCAAGAAAGAACCTTTAATATTCATCATAACCACCGAGGGAACAACCGTTGGTGGTTTTTTAGATAGTAAACTAGATTATGCTAGAAAGATGATCAAAGGTGAAATAGAAGATGAGAGAGTATTGCCATGGTTATATACACAAGACTCAGCTAAAGAGATTTATGATGATCCAAAAACATGGCAAAAATCAAACCCTAGTTTAGGTGTAGTTAAAACTTCGTCATACCTAGAAGATGTTATGAATAAATCAAAACATGATTTATCAACAAGAGTCACAATGCTTTGTAAAGACTTTAACATCAAACAAGCAGATTCTGGATCATGGTTATCTTATGATGATCTAAACAATGAAGAAAGATATAACCTAGATGATTTAAGAGATAGTTATGCGATTGGTGGTGTAGACTTATCATCAACAACTGACCTAACAGCTGCAGTTTTAATCATTCAGAAAAAGGATAGTAATAAGAAGTATGTGATTCCTCATTTCTTTATGCCAAGTGAAGTTTTAGATAAAAGAATAACTGAAGATAATGTACCTTATGATATTTGGATTAAAAAAGGCTTTGTCACATTAACAGAAGGCAATCAAAACGATTTCAGTCTTGTTACAAAATGGTTTATGAAGATGATTCAAACTTATGGTATTAGACCATTATGGGTTGGTTACGATCCTTGGAACTCACAGTATTGGATTAAAGAGATGGAAGACTTAGGGTTTAACATGGAAAAAGTCAGACAAGGTATTTATTCATTATCAGAGCCCATGAAACAGATGGAAGCAGACCTTAAAAACAATCTATTAGTTTACGATAACAATCCAATACTTAAATGGTGTTTATCTAATACACAAGCTAAAGTAGATTTAAATGGAAATATACAACCATCGAAACTTAATTCAAAGTATAAGAGAATTGATGGAACGGTCGCTTTAATTATTGCATATGCAGTTTTTAATAGATTTAAGATAGATTTTCAAAACATGCTATAATGTATAGCAAGAGGTGATAATCTATGTCAAATATTTTAGAGTTATTACAATCAGCAGGCTTTATAGCCGAAGCAACAAAAGATGGTATGAAAATATTAAGAAGTAGATCCGAACTAAATGCTTTAAAGAAAGTCTTTGAAATTATTAGTGAGCAAAATGAGAAAAAATTAACACAAATTGGTAAAATGGTTGAAGAACTGAACATTGAATCAGAAGAAGATAAAATGAAGTTAGCTGATAAGTTTATGGATACAATGTCTTTAGAAAGACAATTAAACGCAATATATATTGTTCTAAATGGACTAAAAAGGGTGAACTTAGATAAAATTAATGAGTCCGGAATAAAAAAGGATTTATTTAATTCATTTTTTGAGCGTTCTAAAGATATCACATATGAAGATTTAAAAGCTACATGGTCTGAGTTATTAAAAATCGAAATTGAAAACCCAGGTACAATTAACTCAGGGATAATGAATGTAATCGAGAATTTAGAGTCTAAAGCAATAGATATCTTTAATGAATCTGCTCAATATATTTTTGGAAACTTTGTTATTGTTCAAAACAATCAAGAGAAATCCTTTCAGAAATTAAATTACACTGACTTACTATGTCTTCAAGATAATGGTTTGATTATGCAAAATCAATCATCAATTACAACAAATTTCCAAATAAAAGGTAATTACTTATACAATATTGTGACAGAAGACTCTATTATAAATATAGGGTTCGAAGATAAAACAACCTTCAGTATTTTTACTTTAACTAAAGTAGGGAAAACTCTTAAGAAAATAATTCCAACAGTTTTTGATGCTGAAGCATTAAATGGTTTAGTTGAATTTTTCAAGAGTAAAAAATGCTATTTTGTAGAGCAAAGAAGTAGAAAGGATAATTCAAGTAAACTATTATACACAGCAGATAATATTGAAGAAATAATTGCTAGACAGAAAGGTAAATAAATGTCAATATTCAAACGTAAAAACAAAACTGGTTCAATTGACGCTTTACAAATTATCAACAACACAAACACATTTTATACGCCTTTTGGAACGAACATTTCGAAAAGTGATGTGGTAAAGATTTGTATTGATAGAGTGGCCAGTCAATGTGCAAAACTAAAACCAAGATATATCAAAATAGAAAACGATAAGACAGTATCCGAGAAAAGCGGAAAGCTGTCTTTTCTTTTGAAGCATAAACCCAATGAAATCATGACACCTTATGACTTTATTTATAAGGTTGTTACTACATTATTGTCAAATGACAATGTCTTCATTTATCCAAGGTTTGATAAATATACTGGACATCTTATAGGTCTTTATCCACTTAAACCCATTACTGTTGAAATGGTCATAGACCAGAGCGATCATTACTATATAAAATTCTTGTTTGAAAATGGGGATTCATATACATTACCTTATGAGAATATCATTCACTTAAGAAAACACTATGGACAAAATGATATCTTTGGTGGTAATGGGTCAAGTGGTGATCATGAAGCAATTCTAAAAACCATCTCAATTAATGATAGTTTATTACAAGGTATTGATAATGCCATAAAATCATCGATGCAGATTAAAGGGATTGTTAAGATGAATGGGATGTTATCAGAAGCGGATAAGAAAAAACAAAGAGAACTCTTTGACAGTGCACTTTCTGATTCAGTTAACAATAAAGGAAGTTCGATTATTCCAATTGATTTAAAGAGTGAATATATCCCTTTAGATGTTGATCCTAAACTCATAGATAAAGATACGCTAGAATTCTTACAATCAAAGATCTTAGATTACTTTGGTGTATCAGTTCCCATATTTACAAACAAGTACACAGAAGATGAATATAACTCGTTTTACGAGTCAACTATTGAGCCTTTAGCTATTCAACTTAGCGAGGCTTTTTCTATAGGTTTACTTACCAATAATCAATTAGAACGTGGTGAAGAGATCGTATTCTTTAGTGAAAGACTGCAATATGCTTCATGGAATACGAAAGTCACTGCAATTGAGAAGCTCATGAGTCTAGGAATTATGTCTTTAAACGAATCAAGAGCATTACTCGGGTTAGAACCGATTGAAGGTGGACATAAACGTCTTCAATCATTAAACTTTGTGGATGCTGATAAAGCGAACTTATATCAAGTAGGATCTAAGGAGGAAGAAGATCATGAAAGTAACGATTAATGGAAAAATATCAAATGAAGCATTAAAAAGTATATTAGAAACACAAAAAGAAAAGACAAAAACCATCGCTGATTTTTGTAAGAAAGAAAAACTTGAAACTTTTTCATATAAAGACTCTGAACTTGAGTTTGACTATGAACAAGAAGTGAAACCTAAACAAACCAAAAAAGTAGAGGTGAGAACCAATGATAAAAGAAACTAGACTTGCAGAAGTCAGTCTTCATGAAGATGAAGGTAAGATGATTTTAGAAGGCTATGCATTAGTCTTTAATCAAGAAACCTTAATCGGTGATGAAACTTATGGATTCATTGAAGAAATATCACCTACTGCTTTAGGGGAAACTAAAATGAAGGATGTTCCTATGAAATACAATCATATGGACTCCTTTTTAATTATTGCGAGAACTAAGAATAAATCATTAGAACTCACCGTTGATCATATTGGTCTTAAAGTAAGAGCTGAACTTTTAGATACAAGTCATAACCAGGATATCTATAAAATGGTTAGAAGTGGTCTATTAGATAAAATGAGTTTTGCTTTTACAGTTGATGAACAGGTCTGGAACCGTGAAGGTGACATTCCTAAAAGAACCATTACAAAGATAGAAAGATTGTATGATGTGTCAGTTGTGGATACACCAGCATATGATGCAACCTCAATATACGCTCGTTCTTTAGAATCCATGGAGTTGGAGCTAAAGACTATGGAGTTAGCAGAGCAAAAAGAAAAATCAGATCTAATCAAAAAACGTATCAAAATTAAATCAAAAATCTAAGGAGAGAGAAAAATCATGAATTTAGAGTTAAGAAGAAAAGAAATCGAATCAAGGTTAAAAGAAATTAGAAGTTTAGTTGATTCTGAAGCTGATCTAGAAAAACTAGAAGCACTAGATAGTGAAACAACAACCCTTCAAGAAGAAAGAGCATCCATTGATAAGAAGATGGCGATTGCTTCTAAAACAGAGTTTAAGCCGATTCAAGTTGATAATCGTCAAATGGTCGATAAAGAAAAACTAGAAACCAGAGGACAAAGCTTAAAAGAAAGTAGAGTCATTCAAGTATCAAGCTCTGAGATCTTACTTCCTGATCACACGTCAACGAATCTTGCACCAGTTCCATTTGCTCAAGTGTCAAGTTTAGTTGATCGTGTGAATGTTATTAATTTAAATGGTGGAGAGACTTATAAGAAGTCATTTGTTAAATCTAACGGTATTTCAGGTACAACTGCAGAAGGCGGAGCCTACTCAGAAACTGAACCAGCATTTGGATATTTAACGATTTCAAAAGTTAAGATTACTGCTTATACAGAGATTACTGAGGAGTTAGAAAAACTACCTTCCATCCCTTATCAAGCAGAAGTCTTAAGAAACATCAATATTTCACTTAAGAAGAAAATCAGTGAACAAATCTTACGTGGTGCAGGAACCACGAATACTTTCACTGGTATCTTTAGTGAAGCTGCAGTGGCACTTGCAGATAAAGCAGCACTTGAAGTAGAAGCGATTACGGATTCAACATTAGATGACATTGTCTTTGCATATGGTGGTGATGAAGAAGTCGAAGGTGGCGCAGTTCTTATCTTGAATAAGAATGACTTACGTGCATTTGCTGGACTAAAGACACAAGAAGGACGTAAAGTTCACTCAATTGATTATGTCAACAAAACAATCGATGGTATTCCTTATATCATTAACTCACATTGTAAAGCAATCTCAGATAGCAATACTGTAGCTGGTGAATATGGTATCGCTTATGGTGCCCTTAAAAACTATGAAGTGCCAGTGTTCTCACCTGTAGAAATTGGTAAATCAACAGATTATAAATTTAAAGACGGTATCATCAGTTATAAAGCTTCAGTCTTTACTGGTGGTAACGTTGTCGGTTATAACGGCTTCTTACGCATTAAGAAGAAAGCTGCACCTGTAGGCTAATTTTAGTTAAGAAAGGATTGATCCCATCATGATTTTAGATATTGTAAAAAAGGCTTTACTCATCCCCCAAGTAGAGACTTATGCTGATGATGAGTTAAACACGCACATCAACAGCTGTAAACATTACTTAGAAAGTTGTGGGGTTGATCCTTCTTATATAAATGATGAATCAAATCCAATGGTTAGTACAGTCATTATTATTTATGTGAAGACATTTTATGGCTTTAAAAACGATGGAAGCGCAAAAGAACTACCCAAGT